GCATAGGCGGCGGCGTTGGCGGCGGCATATGCGGCGGCGTTGGCGGCGTAGGCGGCGGCGTCGTTGGCGGCGTAGGCGGCGGCGTTGGCGGCGGCGTTGGCGGCGGCGGCGGCGTCGGCGTAGGCGGCTTTCTTCGCTTCGCTTAGGTCGCCGCGCCCCTCAAGCGCATCGCAAACTTGTTGCGCGGCTTTCGTGATTGCTGGCCAATATTCTTTGTCGTGCGCGACCGGCTTGGCGTAAGCGACAGCCGCGCGCACGCAGGCGATCTTGAACCGCACCTCAGCGCGTTTCCATGCGTCGGCATCCAGCACATGCCAGCGCGCCATCAGATCGGCGTAGCGCTCAGCCCACTTAAGCGCGTCAGCTTTGGATTGGCTGTCGAATAGCGTTACCGTCACTTCCGCCAGCCATTGCGGCATGACGGCGGACGGACATTGCGATGGGCTGGAAATGCTCGGATCGATCGATCCGATGAGGCAAGCAAGCTCGCGTCCGCCGCCGTTCTTTTTGTGCCATTCGCCTTGGATCAGGCGATCCTCTTTCAGGAACGCGAGGATGCGTGCGCTGGCTTCTTGTGGGGTGAGTTCTGCAAGTGCGGACATGAAAGGCGCTCCCAAATCGTCTGGAGCGACTGTGCCTATAAGGCACGTAGGCGTCAACAGGAAAAGTGCCTTTAGTGAACGTTTCTTTTACGCGGACTTTTTCAGCACGATAAATTCCGCGTAACGCTCGACTTCCTGGCGCTCCTCTTCAGACGCCTTGTGCAAAATATCCCGCAGCCGATCGATCTCGCTCGGATTGCGCCCCAATAGACTACCGGGGTCGGTTTCCAAGTATTCAGCAGCGCCCTCAAGGAACGACTGGTTATAGGGCTTGCTGCCATTGGCTATTTTAGTGACATGCGGGCGGCTTAACTCAAGGAAAGACGCCAACTGTTCGTGGGTCTTGCCCCGATAGTCTAGCCACGCTTGGATATGATGCTTGGTGTGCCGGGGCGCGGGCTTCGGGTGAGGGGAGAATTTCTTACTCATGAGTCTATAGACATTGTGCCCCGCAGGCACACGGCTGTCTGTAAACTGACAGGCACTTTTCGCTTGACGGGCAAGGTGCCTTTAAGGCACGTCTTACCAAATGCCTAACAAGTCGGCGCTTCGCCAATATCTGGACAAGAAAGGGACGGGCGCCGCAGGCGACCTGGCCGATAAGGTCGGCGCATCGCGCACCCACATCATCAAGGCGGCTAGTGGGCAAAAAACCCTCTCCTTGCCGCGGGCGGTGGCGGGCGCGGACGTGACCCGCATCCCCAGACGCGCGCTGTTACTGTCGCCACCCCTTCTCACCGCTGAGGCGAAAAAGCCCGCTAAATCAGCACGGCGGGGGCGCTAGCCGTGGCCGCTCGTTCGATCACCCCGTCGCAGTGCTTCCAAAGCAAACGGCACCACCTTGCCGCCACCACCGCAGGCGCGAAGAACAAAGCCGACGCCCTTCCAAGCAGTGAGCGGGTCCATGCTGTGCATTCGCCACACGCCATTGCCGAGATAAGGCACCCACAACTGACCTTTGCGAATATGAAACGGCGCGAAATCTTCAATTTCGACATGCACTTCTGTGCAATCGGCACACTTGTTCTTGCCCAATGTGAACGCCCCCCGGCGATTACTCGGAACCAAACCGGGCCAGACAAGACTACAAACGTTTACGCGGCGCAAGGCTTATCCGTCGCTCTGCGATCACAAACGGTCGCGCCATGAGCCCGGACGCGCAAGTCATCGGCGTGGCCATCGTGTCGGCCGTCATCATCGCAGGCTGGGGCCTGTGGGCTTGGTATTTCCTAAGCGGCGCTGAGCGGCGCGACGCGGAGAAGCGCAAGAAACAGACTGAGCAGTAACGGCGCGCGCCTCGGCGGAGGCGTGCGCTTTTTTGTGCCCGGAATGGGCTGCGGAGGGAAAAAATGACGGCTGCAATCGCGTGGAGCGAAGCGGAGATTTCGTTCGTTTCCACAGCATGGAAGAACGGTCTGAGCGCGTCTCAGATTGCCCTCAACCTGGTTAAAAAAGGCTTTGCGAGCCGCAGCCGCAACGCTGTCATCGGCAAGATTCATCGCCTCGGATTCTGCGGCCGCGTCACGCCAACACGCAGCTTCACGCCAGCGAAGCGTCCGCGCCGCTCATCCAAGGGCCGCGTGGTGATCTTCAAGCAAGCGAAGCAGGAACGCCCACGCAAGCCGACCACTGGCGAAATGGCGCTGTATCGCGCTCTGGATCCCATCGGCGGCGCTTTGGAGGAGGCGCTGCCCAACCAGTGCCGCTACATACGTGATGAGCCTGGAAGCGCGATCTGTGGGCGCACGGCGACGGGCTCATGGTGCGCCGATCACCGCAAGCTCGTGTTCGAGTGCGTGAAGGTCGAAGCCGCTGAGATGGCGGCCGCGGCATGACACGCACGCCGTGGATGAAATTCTATCCAGCCGACTGGCGCGCTGACTCTGCGCTGCGCCAGTGCAGCCTCGCTGCACGCGCTATCTGGATCGAAATTCTAGGCCTCATGCACGAGGCCGAGCCCTACGGCCATCTGCTGCTGAACGGCAAGCCGCCGTCGATCAAAGCCCTAAGTGGCGTTCTTAACGTGCATCATAAAACGCTTATAGCGGGCATGAAAGAACTGGAGCGATGCGGCGTTTATAGCCGCGACGAGAACGGCGTTATCTACTCCAGACGAATGGTGCGCGATCACGCGAAAGCCTTGAAAGACAAGGAGAACGGCAAGCGCGGCGGCAATCCGACCCTTAACCCCCCCGAGCCTCCACCGGATAACCCCCAGGTTAACGGGGGGGATAAAGCCCATATTCCAGAAGCCAGAAGCCAGAAGCTAGAGATAGTTGCTGCTGCTGAAGGCGCGCGCGCGAGCGGCAGCGAAACGATGGCTTTGGTCGATGAGGCGCTGAACCTCGCCAAGGGCGTCGCAAACCTCACCAGCGCTGACGTGCACCACGGCAGGGTATTCCGCCAGCTCTTCGCAGCCGACTGCACCCGCGACGACATCCTCGACGCCGTTACCGGCCTCAGCGCCGCATACCGCGAACGCAAGCGCACGTTCCACAGCTGGGCGGTGATCGCGGACGCGGCCCAGCAGAACCGGGACAAGCGCGTCGCCGGGCTCACGGCGCCGGCGCCCATCCAAGCGGCGAAACGCCAGCAGCGTGAATCCATGTCCGAAATCATCGACCGCGTGTTCGCGGCGGAGGAGGCCAAGCGTGTCGCAGGCGGTTAAACTTTCCGAGGCCTTTCGCCAGCTCTGCGCTGTGGTGCGGCCGCGGGCCGACATGGCGGCGAACATGGAAGCTGCGGCAGCGCGGCTCTACATCGTCCTGAGCGAATACCCCGAAGCGGTCGCACTCAAAGCTCTGGACCAGTGGCCGCGCAAGTCTGAGTGGTTTCCAACCGAGTTCGAGCTGCGTGGCCTCTGCGAAGAGATAGCCAACGACAACGCGCGCGAGGAAGCGCAAGCCTCGGAAGCCTACGTAGGCGGCGGGCGCTACAATCGCCCGGACGGCATGGTGTTTCAGTTCGTGGAGCGCGTGCGCGGCATGCGCGGCGACGGCTACTGCAAGAGCTGGCTTGCGGGCGGCATCACCTGCCAGTTCGGCCACAACCGCATCTACACTACCGGCTTGGGCGAGCGGAAGCTGCACGAGGATTTTGGCGATCTGGCGCGTGAGCTTGGCGTGGCGATCATTGCTGAGAAGGCGATGAGCGAAATGCTTGCGCGCTACTGCGACGAACGCGGGCTTGAGTTCAAGCCGAGGGGAGGTCGCAAGTGAAGCGCGGCGAGGAAGGCCTACAGCGCGCGCTGGTGGCGTTTCTGCGCGCGTCGCTGCCGAGGCCGTGGATCGTTTTTCACTGCCCCAACGGCGGCGGCAGGTCGCGTGCGGAGGGCGGAATCTTGAAAGCTATGGGAACGCTGCCGGGCGTGCCGGATTTGCTCATCTTCGGTCCCGGCAGGCCGGAAAACGTCGGCTACAGCAAAAGCGAACTGGTGCCGACCGCAGTTATCGCCATCGAGCTTAAATCGCCCGAAAAAAAGCCGCGCCTCTCCAACGCCCAGCAGGACGTCATCAATACGCTGGCGCTGTGCGGCATTCCCACCATCGTCACCAACGATTTCGACGAAGCGGTGGCGGCGCTCAAAAAGCTTGGCGTGCCGATGAAGGGGAGAGCGCTATGAACGACGACACACGCAAAGCGTTGGAAGCTATAGCCGCCAAGCACGGGCTGACGCTCGACAGCATACGCGGCAAAGGCAAGTTTCGCGCGCAAGTCACGGCCCGCGTTGAATGCTACAAATACCTGTGGAACGAGCGCGCATGGTCAACGCCACAGATCGGGAAGCTGTTCAACCGCCATCACACAACGGTGGTGTTCGCCATCGACAACAAAGGCACCAGCGACGCCAAACGCGCACGCCTCCGCGAAGCGCATCGCCGCGATCCGTGGTCTAAGCCATTGGGGGCGCGCATCGCATGACCACCAAGCTCCTCGTTCGGCTCGAACAACAGGACCAAGACGAGCTTGCGGCGCGCCATAACGGCGAGCGCCGGCGCCACAGCGGCTGGGTCATCGACCGCCTGCGCAACTCGCTCCCGCCAGATCACCGCGCCTTGGCGAACCGCATCCTGGACCTGCAAGCCGCAGCCGAAGGCATAGCCCCGAGCGGCCATGAACCGATCGACGGCGGCGGCAATTCGCGCGAGGTGTCCATGCACTACCGCTGCGACGCCCAGCGCAAGCTGAACGGCTACGACGCGGCAGTTCGCAAGCGGCTGGGCGCCAATGGCTCGCGCTGCTTTTGGGCGATAGCGTGGGGCCACACATGGGCGGACACCATGACGGCTTGCGGGTATGCGCGCGGCTCGCACGCCATGGTCAAAAAACTGGTGCAGCTGACCATGATGGCGGCGCAGGATTACGCCGACGAATGCGCGCTTGACGGACAACGCGAACAGCAGCAGAAAAAGGCAAGTTCCGATTTGCGCGCCCGAGGCTAACCCCTTGCGGCGCGCTTTTCGTCTCGGGCGACCCCGCCGTTCAATTCCCAAATGTACCCCGGCAGCGGGACCACCGCCCGAACCCCATCCAGCGGCGCGCTTAGTGCGCTTCGTGCCGACCCCGGCAGGCTCGCGTCCAGTTTCACAGCGGACGAGCCAGCTTAGCGCCGCTTCCCGGCTCAGGCGCGCCGCTGGACCAACCAGGAGAAGGCCATGCATTGCCCAGTTCACGATCATATTCTGACGGGAGTGATGGGCGGGAGGCTATGGGCCGTGCGCGGCTGTGATGGTATGGCCGTCTGGTGGGATGACGGCGCCCAGGAATGGAAACCCAAAGAGGACAAACCTATGCCCAGAACCACAAACGCCAAAGCCGCCCGCAAAGCGAAGAAGGCCACCAAGCGTGTCGCCAAGAAGCGCGGTACGCTGCCGAAGGCCAAGGCGGCTGCGCGGTGAGCCTCACCAACGCGACCTACCAGCGCTCACTGGACCTGCGCGGCGAACTGAAACGCGCCGTGGACGTGGAGACCGAGTGCGCCCGGCTTGTCGCTGACCGGCAGCGTGCGCTCGACCTCGCAAACGAGCAACGCGCGGCAGCGACAGCCCGCCGCGAGCAGCTTGAGCAGGAGGCGCGCAAGCTCGCTGAGCAGGCCAGCACCGAAGTGCTGAGCATCCTCAAGGCGAAGGAAGAAACGCCGCCAGCGGGCAGCGGCGACGTGTTTCGCGACCCGGAACTATATGCGGCAACGTTCCAGCAGCCGGACAATGGCAAGTGGGGCGAGGGCATTCTCAACGGCCACGCCCGCGTCGCTGATAGCGAGCTCCCGGAGTTCTGATGAGCAAGTATCTGACCATCACGCAGGTTGCTCAAAAGCTGCAATGCACTGAGCGCACAGTGTATCGGTATTTGCGCGACAAATCGCTCAGTGCCATCAAGGTCGGATCGCGAACGCTTATCCCCGTGGAGAATGTTCAGGCGCTGTTTAATGCTGCGCCGGAATGGAAGCCAAAAGGCGCGCCGCGCCCAGTGACGGACTTCGATGCCTGAAGTCGTCCGCCTCACACCCGACCAAGCCAAGGCCAACGCGGAAAAGCTGCTCACCAAAGCGCGCGCTGAAGGCGACGCCAAGGGCTACGAACGCGGCCTCAAAGCAGGCCAAGCCAACCTGGAAGCCGCGTCGGCGGCGGCGGTCAAAGCCAACCACGAGCCGCTCAAAGCGGCGCACGCAGAGATCACCAGCCACGCACGCTCAAGCGCATGGTGGCGCGGCGCAGCCATCGGTCTACTCATAGGCGCAAGCGCCGGCGCGCTGCTCACCAACGTGGTGCTAGGCGCAGCATTCCAGCAAGCGGGCCAGTACGGGCGTGAAATGGTCGTTACAGGCGCGATCAGTCAAGCGACGCATCCGCCGGTGCCGTGCGTGCCGGGGCAGCGTCTGGACGATGGGCGCGTATGCCCTGGACGCTGAGCGACAAGCTGGGGCTGGCCGTGCTCGTAGTGCTGGCGGCGTGTCTGACGATGGCGCTTCTAAAGTAGACGAAAGTAGATGGCAGTCGGGAAGAAGACGGGCGGACGCAAGGCGGGCACGCCTAACAAGGCTACAGGCGAGATTCGAGAGATTGCCCTCGCTATGACGCCGGACGCAACAAAACGCCTCAGGCAGCTGCTTAAAAGCGATAGCGAGACTGTGGCTTTGGGCGCGATCAAGGAGGTTTACGACCGGGCGTTCGGCAAGGCCAGCCAAGTCATAGCGGGCGACCCGGACAAGCCGGTGACGTTCCAACAAATCGCAAGACGCATTGTCGACGCTCACGATAGAGACAGCTCGCGTATTTAGGCCGCTCCTAGACCCGCATCGTTACAAAGGAGCGCACGGCGGGCGGGGCAGCGGCAAGAGCCATTTCTTCGCAGAGCTATTGGTGGAGGATGCGCTGCGCTTCCCCGGATTGCGGGCCGTGTGCATTCGGGAAGTGCAGAAGAGCCTGAAAGAGTCAGCCAAGCGGCTGATTGAGGATAAGATACAGGCCCTGGGCGCCGGCTCGATGTTCGAGGTCCAGAACGACCAGATCAAAACGCCAGGCGGCGGCAGCATTCTCTTTCAGGGCATGCAGGACCACACGGCGGAGTCGATCAAGTCGCTGGAAGGCATGGACCGAGCGTGGGTTGAGGAAGCCCAAACGCTGTCTGATCGCTCATGGCGCATGCTGCGGCCGACCATTCGGAAAGACGCTTCCGAGATTTGGGCGAGCTGGAACCCGCGGCTGCGCTCTGATCCGGTGGACAAGTTCTTCCGCCAATCCGTGCCAGACGCGAATGTGGTCTGCGTCCAGGCCAATTGGCGGGACAATCCGTGGTTTCCCGAGGTGCTTGAGCAAGAGCGCTTGCGGGATATGAAGAACGACCCCGATGGCTACGGCCATACGTGGGACGGCGAGTACGTGACGGTCATGGCCGGTGCATACTTCGCCAAGGTGCTGCGCGAGGCAAAGGATCAAGGCCGCATAGGTCGCGTGTCCGCTGATCCGCTGCTGCCGGTGCGCACGTTCCACGACATAGGCGGAGCGGGCGCTAAGGCGGACGCCTACGCGATTTGGGTGGTGCAGTTCGTAGGCCGCGAGATTCGCGTGCTGGACTATTACGAAGCGCGCGGTCAGGTGTTGGCCGAGCATGCCGCATGGCTTCGCCGTAAATGGCCACGCGCCAAGGTGAGGCTGCCGCACGACGGCGCCAACACGAACAACGTGACCGGCAAGCGCTACCAGGACCACTGGGAAGAGGCGGGCTTTGAGTCATCGACGCGAGAGAACGCTGGCGCAGGCGCCGCGGCGCAGCGCATCGAGGCGGTGCGCCGGCTGTTCGCACAAATGTGGTTCAACGAAGCAACCACGGAAGCGGGGCGCGCGGCGCTTGGCTGGTATCACGCACGCATAGACGAAGAGCGCGGGACAGACCTCGGCCCCGAGCACGATTGGGCGAGCCACGCGGCTGACGCCTTCGGCTTGATGGCGCTCGAATACGAAGAACCACGCAAACACATCGACACGCTCACGCTGCCGCCCCTTGGGGTCGTTTAGGAGAGAGAAAGTAAAATGGCCCTGATTGTTCCCCGGGAGCTTCCCGGCATCGACCAGCTTCTGTTCAAGCTGATCGGCGCAAACATGAACGTGACCACCGACCAGATTTTCAATCCGGTGAACGGCGGTCCCGGCAACAGCAACTACCGCATCTCAGCGATCTACTGCACCAATGCGAGCACGTCGCTGACCACGGCGGCGGGAGGCGTTTACAACGCGATCAGCAAGCCATCGGGTGCGAATATTTTGGTGGCTGCAGCACAGGCGTATTCGACGCTCACGGCGTCCACGTCAGGTTTTAACCTGACACTGAACGCCGCCGGCAATGGCCTGCAAGCGGGCATCACGCCGGTGTTCTCGCTGACCACGGGCCAAGGCTCGGCGGCGACGGCCGACCTCTACATCTTCGGCATGATCATGGATGGCGTCTAAGCCATGTGGCGGCGTTCCAGCGCAGGCGCGGCGGCGTTCACGCGCCCGGCCGATACGACGGCCTATGCCTCAAACGATCTCGTCGCCAACAGTACTACCGCGGGCAGCGTAACGCCGCTTGTGTTCGATGCGCCGGACGGGACGAGCTGGTCGCAGTTTGTGGCGGCTCGCATCGAGATGAGCGACAAGACGACGACCAACGCGGCGTTCGATCTGCACTTGTTCGAGATCAGCCCGACTGTGGCCAATGGCGATAACGGCGCATTCTCGATTGCGGCGGCCGGCGCGGCCGTGGGGTGGCTTGGCAAGGTCAGCGTGACCGTGAACGGCTTGGCCGGCGCCACGACAGGCAAGACCGGCATTGCCGCGGCGACAGCCATTCCGGGCTCAGCCAAGGCGCGCATCTACGGACTGCTGGTGGCGACGGCGGCTTATACGCCGGCCAGTGCCGAGGTCTTCACTGTGACGCTGTATAACTTCGGCTAATGGCTCGTGGTGACGGCGCGCCAGCGCCAGAAGGTACGCCAGCAGAAGGCGAAGCGCCGGAGCGCAAGCCGAAGCTGGACGATGGCGAGTTCCTAGCCATTGCGCGCGCTGAGCGTCAAAACGCTATCGGCATCAACGCAGGCGATGAGGTGGTCACCGACCGCATTCGGGCGCTCGAATACTTCAAGGGCGAGATGCTGGACGTGACGTCCATGCCCAACCGCTCTAAAGCGGTGGCCACGGAAGTGTCCGACGCTATTCTGACGGCGCTGCCTGACCTTTGCGAAATCTTCGTGGGCGGTGAGGACATTGGCGCATTCAGGCCGGTGAACGAAGACGATGAGGACGCGGCCAAGCAGGAAACGGCGGTCGTCAATCATGTCATCATGGAGCAGAACCCCGGCTTTGAGCTGGTGCATGATGGCATCCATGACGCGCTCCTGGCCAAGGTGGGCGTCTATAATTTCTGGATCGAGGAAGAGGAAAGCTACTCGGTCGAAAAGCTGGAAGGCCAGACCGTCACGGCGGTGCAGGCAGCGACCGAAGGCGCCAAGCAGCCACAGGCCGATTACGAGGTGATGAACGTCACTGAAACGGGGGCGGACCCGCTCCTAGGGCCGCTCTATTCATTCCAGGTGCAGCGCCGCAAGACCAGCCGCTGCGTAAAGATCAAAGCAGTCGACCCGAGCCGCTTCAGCGTGGCGCGCGACACGGCCAATCTGCGGGACGCGGTGTCCTGCCACATGATGACAACGCCGCGGGCGCAGGAACTGAAGCGCATCGGTTTTGATCCTGACCTCGTGGACGAACTGCCCACGTTTAACGCCTATGCGGCTCAGCAAGTCGAGCTAGCGCGCGATACGGCAGGCGAGAACCTGAACCCGCAAGCCGCGTCGGCGCACAGTGTCAACGATCTGCGGACGGTGTGCGTTTACGTAAGCGTGGTGCGCGTGGACGCCTACGACGACGGCAAGCCTCAGATTTGGCGGCTCGTGACCAATGAAGCGGGCACGGTGCTGCTGGACAAGGAAGAGCTTCAGTGCATCCCGTTCGCGGCTGGCAGCCCGTATCGTATCCCGCATCGTTTCTATGGGCGCTCGCTGGCCGACCTGCTGATCGAGCACCAGCGGCTTAAGACGGCGTTCCTGCGCCTGCATGTCGATCAGAGCTTCTTCGCGGTCAACAGCCGTCACGAAATCTCGATGCAGGACGCCAATGAGCACACGATTGGCGATTATCTGAACAACGTGCCGGGCTTCCCGGTGCGGTCCAAGACAGGCAACGCCACCAAGCCCCTGAGCAACGAACGCTCGGAAATGAAGTTGCTGGACACGCTGGAATACCTGGCGACCCAAGCCGAGCAACGCACGGGCGTGGTGCGCAACGCGCAAGGGCTGAATCCCGACACGCTGCACGATACTGCGACGGGCGCTCAGCAGCTTATGACGGCGGCACAGAAGCGGCTGCGCTTCGTGGCGCGCTGCCTGGCTGAGACGCTGTTCAAGGACTTGTTCATCGGCGTGCACACGCTGCTGAGGACCAGCGGCGAGCAGCAGATGGCGGTTCGTCTCACGGGCCAATGGGTGCCGACCGATCCGTCGTCCTGGGGCGAACGCAAGGACATGATCATCGACATCGGCATGGGCGCTGGCGGCCGAGAGATGGACCTGCAAATGTCGGGCGCCATCGGCAACCTGATGAATCAGATTGTGACGGCGCAGGGCCAAGGCGCGATCAGCCCGCCGGTTATCCAGGCGGACAACGTGTACGAATATGCTGAGTGGTTCTTGGACCGCGCGGGCGTGAAGAAGGCGCAGAAGTTCTTCACCGATCCCAAGCCTGCCATGCAGCAGCAAGCTGCTAACCCGCAACCGCCGCCACCCGATCCGAAGCTGCTTGAGGTGCAGGCCAAGGCGCAGTTAGCGCAGCAGGAGCAGGCGCATCAGCACGAAATGGCGCAAGCGGAGTCGGCGCGCAAAGACGCGGTTGCGGCGGCCGATGTTGACCGCAAGCAGAAAGAGGCGGCGCTGCACCTCAACATCAAGCGCCAGGAGGCCGACGAGGCCGCGCAACTGGCACGGGACAAGGCGGCGCGGGAAGCCCAGCTTGCGAACGACCGGGCGGCTTTCGAGGCAAATCTAGCTACCGATAAGCAGAACAAGGATTA